GTACTCTAAGTTGTCGATTTGGCTCTTAAAGTCGTCTGGATAGCTGACGTATATCTCCCCATCTTTAGAAGTGACCTCTAAAGAGTTAACAATGTCCTCAGGCCATTCGGCTAAACGAGCGCGTGAGAGGAGGCTTTTAGTTAATAAAGGTAAATGAGACTCAGCGATATCGCTGGCAAACTGTTTGGTATCAGCGCTTAGGTCTAGAGACACGTTTCAACACCTCTGCCATTGCGTAACCCTTTGCGATATTTGCAAACAGGACGGTGTCGGATGGCAGATTGTCTTTAATCTGCTCCATAAAGTCAGCCTCTACAGGCCTAACGATTTTACGATCGGACACAACGTCTCCTAAGAGTTAGCACAATATTTCGCAAGGGTGTTACTTTGAGCCCCGCATGGGCTCACTTAAAGCATAAACGAAAGGCCCCCTTTCGGGGGCCTAAGCGTTACTTCTTTTTCTTCTCTCGCTTATCTTCTGCCTTTTCGCCCTTCTTGCCTTCCTTGGCTTCATGGCGCTTTTCTTGAGATTTGATCTTCTTAATGATTGCATCATCTTTTTTGCGATCTTCAGCGATAGTAGCTGGCTTCTTCTTCTTACCGTGAGCAGTATCAGCCTTTTCAAACTTAGCTTTTTCTTCTTTGTCGGTAAGTCCAGCCTTTTTAAGCAAACGGGCATCCATCTTTTCGTCCTTGGACTTTGTGTACTTGCCCTTCATAAATGACGGGGTAGCCATTACATGCCCTTCTTTCTAGGCATAGATGCCTTCTTAGCCTTTGCAGGCACAGCTTTTTTGGCAGCAAACTTCTTGTTCGCTGCTTGCACTGTCTTCATCCCGTGCTTGTTCTTTGGTTGGCCACAGCCGCAAGTCGCGCACATTACTTCTTCTTCTTCTTACGTAGCGAAGCAAAGTCAGAGCCTTCTAGCTTGCCGTCTTTGTCTACATCAAGCTTCTTCTGCTTTGGAGACATTCCTTTAGAAGCTGCCTTCTTAGCTGTTTTCTTTGGGCCCTTGCCAAAACCTGGCTCGCCCTTTTTCTTACCGCATCCGCATGCTGCGCACATTATGAACTCTTTCTCTTGTAACTGATAGTTGGTTTAGGTTTTCTAATGATACTGCCTTTCTTACGACGAGGCTTAGCACCACCAGAAGCATACTTACTTTGGTCTAACTCAATAGAGATATTTTTGCCAGGGTTCTTGCCTACGCTATCTCCAATACGACGTGCCATTATCTGTTACCTTTCATTATGCGCCTTGTGCGTACTTTTGGAATTGGGCGTCATTTACGAGCTCATCAGGCATAACCTGAATACACTCAAGAACAATTAAAGTACCGCGGTCATCAATGTAGCCTTCTGGCTGGGTTTTAACGGGGCGGAATACTTGCTCTTTCCATACTAAACGATACCTGTTTGCGTCAGAAATTCTTGGCTTAAAGGCACCGCGAGAGTCAAATAATTCAGGGGAAGCCGCTTGTAGGTCATCGATATTAAGGGTGACCTTCATAGTGTCAGCTGCATAGAAACCTCGCTGGCTAGCTGGGGCCCCGCCTTGCTTCTGGCTTACAGAAATAATTGGAATGATAACTGGGCCAGTCCACACTCTACCTGCGCCAATTGGCTCGACATCGTAGATAGGATCTGCCACAGAGCTTACTATGTCAAAGGTCCACCACTCAGCTCTAGTACCAAATGGGTTGGTTGCATCCCAAGTGATTCCATCGCCAACTTCGTTGAGTTCCCAGTCTGTTGTAAAACGACCGCCGGGTGTAAAGGCTCTCATTGGTCTCCTTCGTAGAATTCTAGATTACGCTGTAATCGCGCATCTGTAGGGTTAAGCTCAAGCGCTTTCTTTCCGTATTCACGGGCTTGGTCTACTAACCCTAAGTTCCACGCGGAAATAGCAGCATAGTCATAGACCTCAAATCCCCATGCAAACTCTTCTACTATGTAATCAAGCTTTTTCTCTTTTATAAGTAGGGCGTTCTCTGCCCAGTCTAAACAGGTTGTGAAGTCGCCCTTGCGATAGTAGTGACCAGCCAAAAGAACCATTGGCTCTCTGCGTCCTTCTGAAGTGGCAATTGATTTTTGGCACCACTCAACTGCGTTATCACTATCAACACGAGCCAAGTAGTTCATGGCGGATGCTCTTTCAGGAGGCCACCAAGCAGTTTTCAAATCTAAGTAACGGCGAAACTCTTTGCGGGAGTCTTCGTACAGCCCATTGAAGTAAAGCTCTCTTGCGTAATAGAAAGCGTTGCGGTCGCTTTCTGGATCCTCATTTACCGCCATCTTAAGAAGAGGAAGATACTGACCTCTAGACTTATTATTATCTGGTCTATGGTGAATCTCAAAGTTAAATCGTTTTCTATTTTCAGTGATTCCATAAGGATTAGGTAGTTCATGAATCGGGAACTTCCAACGGTATCCTTGACGAGAATGAACTCTGAACCCATCAAACTCTGTACCCGGGCTACCGTCTGGTAACCAAGAGGTGATGAAACGATAGGTAGGTCTTGTGACTCCCTCGGCATGTGCTTTCTCAAGCTCTTCACGCCAGCCAGGAAGTAAAACCTCATCTAGATCTAAGGCGATACAGTAATCAATATCAGCCGGTAGATAGGCTAGAGAAGCGTTACGAGCGTCATCAAATCTCCAAGGTTTTACAGAGATCTCGACAACATTAATACCAAGTTCACGTGCAATCTCGACTGTGCGGTCTGTAGAACCGGTGTCTGCAATAAGAAAGTAATCAGCACCTTGGCCGGATTCCCACCAACGTTGTACGAATTGTTCCTCATTTAGTGCGATCGAATAAACCGCAACTTTCATATAGTGCTCCGTTATTCAGTAGGGAATACTAAATCGTACCCGATTACGTCTCCTGCTTCGTTGCGCACTTCGAACTTCTCTGCGCCTGTTTCTGGATCGATGCCTAAGCTTACTTTAGTTGTCATTAGTCAAACCTTCCCCATGGGCTAAGAACGCTAGTAGTAAATGAGCTGGCTGTTGCTGGCAAATCAGTTTGACCAGTCACTGCTGCTGTCATTCGTGGGCTTAACGCGCTAAGTGTAGACGGGATCAAGTTAAACGCAGTGTAGATAGTTCCTGGGGATGCCCCAACAACGATCAAACCTAGCGCATATCGAACTCCAGCTTGAAGTGTGTAGCTAGCTGGGAATCCACCGGTTGTGTTGAATGCGCGGATAAATGCGGTATTAGATGTAGAAAATAAGGAAGTGTCTGAGGCTGTCCGTGCTACTAAAGTAGCAGTGCCGCCGCTAAATGTGTATAAACCAACTCGAGCTAGGGTTAACCCAGAGGAGGCTGTACCCGATGAGGATACAAGAACTTCATTAACCTCTAGGCTCCAGCGGGGGGTAAAGAAAGTAAAGTACGCAACGCCGCTTGCCATAGTTCCGCTGAAATTACCAATACGTGGGGAGACGTCAACACTAGTTGGGTTTTCATTTCGTGAACCCGCTTCAGGAGTAATAACATCTTCCCAAGCAAGGCCTGAAGCTGTTGTTGAATCTGAGATTAAGTGCCAACGATTGTTTCCTGCTGGAAGAACAGATACCGTGTTACTTGCTGTACCGACTAGTAGATCTCCCTTTGCTGTAGCAAGGTGGCTACCAAGAAGAGTTGTTGTGGCTGCGGGAACTGTTACCGTGACATCTGATACTGGGTTTGTAAAGGTAAGAGTAGTTTCAAAGTCGTTAGCAGTGCCTTCAACAACAACGCTGGAATCAGAAATATATAGCCCAGATACTGTTGGAGATGTAAGAGTTAGGCCTGAAACTGTGGTGGTAGTGTCACCAAGAGTAAGCGCAGTTGAGCCAAGAGTTAAGCCTGGGTTAGCAAGCTTAGCGTTGGTTACATTTGCATCAACAATTTTGCCAGTAGTTACTGACAAATCTGAAGGTGTGCGAGCATTAGTAAGGCGAGTATCGTTTCCAAGAACTACCTCAGTAGAACCGGCGTCTCCAGTTGCGGCAACGTTCTTTGTTGAAGATGTGCCAAGACCAGTTACCTGTGTGTTAGCAATTGAAATTAAAGATTGATTAATGCCTACAGTCGCTGTTCCTGAATCATAAGTGATTGGGGATGTTGCAGCAGCTACTCCTGTAGGTCCGGTTGCACCTGTTGCACCTGTTGCTCCAACGATTTGACCACCGTCATACCAAATAGAGCCGTCCCAAATCCAAAGGTTTCCATCTGCGTCTACGATGTAAGCATCGTTAATATCGTTTCCTGTTGGAGGAAGCGCTCCAGTAGTTGATACGCTGCCAATTAAACTAATTCCAACGCCTTGCGGACCTGTTGGGCCTGTACTACCAGTAGGCCCTTGAACGGTAGAGTCAGCTCCCGTAGCGCCTGTCGCTCCAGTCGCTCCGGTAGCACCTGTAGATCCTGTTGCTCCAGTAGCACCTGTTGCGCCGGTAGCTCCGGTAGCGCCAGTTGCACCTGTAGGGCCAATAGGCAAAGTTAAATTAAGTGTTTGGTTTGGTGCGGTACCTGTAATCGTTGAGCCAGCAGTTGGACCGCTAGTTACAGATCCTATAGTTAAAGTATTTGTAGGTCCTGTAGGTCCAGTAGTTCCAGATGAGTAGGCTAGCGAGTTCCAAAGTTGCGTGCCGTTACCGACTTTAAACTTACCAGTATCAAACTCGTAGCCAACTTCGCCCTGTGATAAAAGAGGGTTGTTGGATGACCAGTTGGCCGCAGTATCGCGCCTTTGTTGTATCTTGACAACCACTTAGACTCCTAACGAGTTTCCTGCATCAATAGAAGATGCGCCACCATATATTGTATTGGCTGCGCCACCATCTATGTTCTGAAAGATAGGACCAGTTGGTCCGGTAGGACCTGTTCCTCCTGTTGGACCAGTTAATCCTGTCGGCCCAGTTACACCTTGAATTCCTTGCGGACCAGTTGGACCTGGAACAGTAGATGTAGGACCTGTTGGACCAATCGGACCGGTGGGTCCTAACGGACCTGTAGGTCCTGTGGCACCCTGCGCCATACTGATACGCCAAACAGAACCATCCCAATACCAGGTTTGGTCACCTACGGTAAAGTTTTGGTTTAATGTCGGGGAGTTTGGAAAGTCAATTGGCACAAGTTATTCCAATATATCAAGTTCAGGATTAACTGGCGCGTCTCCATTTACTAATTGCCAAGCCATGTACTGTGTACTATCTTCAGAAAGACGAATTGGCGTCCCTGCAATATCAAAGGTAAAAACAACTCCTCCAGGGCTTTGCTCAAAACGAGGCTCTAATGATGTCATTTGTTACTCCTTATGCGCTAAATGGGTTATTAAATACCCAAAAATTTTTATTTATATTATTGCCGTATAGCCCGGTTCCAATGCATAAAAACTGATTTGAAGACCCTGTTAAGGATACGTGCCAAAGAGATAGATCAACAAGATGGTTAAAGTCTGGAATAAGCTCATTAAGGTCAAATACCTCTAGTATTGTAACTTTATAGGTAGTTGGGTTCATAGACCACTTCACCATCTCGTACCCAGAAGTAGTCATACTAATCCAGGTGTCTGTGGCCACTGGCCAAGTTTGGTGAAAACTCCAAGCTCTCCAAGTCGGATGGTTATCAGATATTTCATCCACATTAGTTAAAGTGTTTCCATTTCTAACAAAAGAGTCGCCTGCTTGAGCCCAGTAAATTTGACGCCCATTAGATAACTCTAACCCCCAGCCATCAAACAATCTTTCTCCATAAGAGAGCCCGAGAGCTTGCATGTTTCCTGTAGCGTCGTACCCACCTGCTAAATTTAGCAAATCATATTGCGCACACCCAAAAGCATCTCTAAATACTCTGATTCCAGCACCAGTAGTTGGAGAGTTATTAGCGGCTCCAAAGGCGTGCTTTACTGGCCAAGTAGTGCTATATGCTTGTCTGCTTCCAACTGAAGGGGCTTCGCTCTGCACTGCCGCAACAGCTGTTCCGTTAAATGAATAGCTAATTCTGCGGAATAACCCTGTAGCTGTGTCGTAAGTTTGAGCGTGGTGATACGCGATATTTGTAGCATTCACATAATTTCCAGGTGCTTCTGTATTATTTTGAGGCTGCGCTAGAGATCCGTTTGTAGTGGTAGTTGCAGTAGCTGCTACAGCGTTACTTGCAATTCTAAATGCGGTAAAAGAGTTACTACCAGCTCCAGGGGAAGTATGTTGGTGCATAACGTACTTTCCCACACAGTTTGTTGTTCCAGTATCAATGTTAGTTCCAGAAGCACTTGTTACAGTAAGACCTGCTGCGCCAGTACCAACGGTTATTGCGCCAGTAGTTTGGTTTACAGTAAATGGAAGGGCGTACACCTCTGCATACGCATCATTTACAGCATAATGGCGGCTAGTAGTTACAAACTCCCCACCACCCATGTTATATATTCTTCCATAAATAGTAGCGGTCTGCGTGTACCCTACTTGAGCTGAAGTCGTAAATCTTGCAGATCCAGGAGCCAGCTGCTTGAACGCAATGGCTTTTTTGTAAGTTCTGAAATCTTTTCCGGGATGCTGACGCCAAACAGGGTAACGTTCATCAGCAACAGACTTGCTTAATCTACCTAAGAAAGCACCGTCAGTCATTTTACCCAACTCCAATCAATGGATTTTTATACACTCGAATAGTAGGCCAAAACATGCTGTCACCACAGTGGGTTTGAACCAAAAATTGATTATTGTTTCCTGTAAAACCGGCTCCAAACCAAACAGCGCCGTGATCCCAATTCTGGCCTCTTACAACTGTGCGATTGTAGTAACCATCAATAATGGTTACTTTATAAGTAGTTGGGTTAATTGTAAACTTAAACCAATGGCGATCTCCACCTGTGGATCCAGAGAGCCAAGTGTCTGGCCCTACCGGAGTTGTGTAGTAAGTAAAGTCATTTCTACATATATCAATCCAGTTGTCTGCACCAGAAACATCAGAGATAACGTTACCAATTCTTACAAGAGTTCTTTCATCCTCAGTAAAAATAATTTGACGACCATTTGATAAATCAAAACCAAACCCATTAAATGGGCGATCCCAAAGACCTCCGCAGAAAGCGGTGTCAACAGTGCTCGCAATAACCCCAACGTTGGTTATAACATCTAGTCTCTGGTATCCGCTGGCATCTAGTCTAATTCTAGTTATTCCTAGAGTAGAAGATCCAAGGTAGCCGGCGTTGTATTGACTAATATTAGTCACTGCATAGTGAGTTCTTGCCTCGCCAGTTGGTGCAGGTGCTCCCGTAACAGCGAGCCCTCTAGTATTGCGTACAGTAGTTAGAGTTGTTCCATCGTATGAAGCAACTAAATCTACGTAACTTTGAGGGGCATCTTCTGCGTATGCAGCGGGTGCAACGTATGCAACGTTGGATCCGTTTGCCCTTGTCACGCCCATCAGGTAGTTGTCGTAACATCTAATAGGTGCAGTTGAAGTGCCGTAATTAATAAATGACTGACCGCTTACTGTGTTATTTGAAACAGTGCATGCAGAAAGAGTTCCGCTGTTATAAGTTAGGTTAGTGGGACCAGTAAAGTCACCAAAGTTAAATAAATAGTTTCCAGAAATTCCCCAGGATTGAGTGCTTGAAGTTTGGGTGGTATTTCCTATGTTGCCCCAAATTCTAGCCCCAGTACCTTCGGTAATAGCACCCGTTGTTTGGTTAACGGTAAAAGGTTTTACATAAACCTCTGTAGAGTAAGTCTCTGGAGAGGTTCTTAAAATTGCCGTTTGAGATGAGGCAAATGAAAACTGACCTCCACCATGGTGAAACAACCTATGGTCTTGAATAGTTCTGGTAATAATACCCGTATCTAAAGCAAACCCCGTGGCGAGCATCTTTTTAGAACTAACCAAAGCAAAAGGAGAGTCCGCGTAGCCGTTTGGGCCCCACGCACTATCTGGGCGAATCATTGTACCAAAACCGCGACCAGAAGATCTTTTCTTTGTTTTTTCTAGTTCGTTAAGAGGAAGTATTCCATCCATTTATCGACCTGCTCTTCCATGTTGTACCACTCTTATTTTTGCCCTAGTGCAACTCTGTCGTGACCCAGGAGCAACCGTTAAAAAGAACTGTCTGTCAGTTCCAGTCAACATAATACCACCAACGTCAAACGCAGTGTTAATTCTGCTCTGGGTTAGTGTATTTGTATTAATATTAAAACTATCTAGATATTGAACTTCAAGTGTAGATGGGTTTATGTAAATTTTAATGTATTCTACAGGGGTCACCACGTTTGATACCCACCAAGTATCTTGTGCTACTGGAGTAATGCTTGTAACAAACGATCTTCCGGACTGTGGAACAGGGAACCCGTTTCCAGATCTAGCTGCTTCAGTAACATTTGTGACTTGATACCCCCCTGCAGCTGTTCCAATTCTAGTAACAGTGCCCACTCTATCGTAGATTAAAGTAGTTCCATCAGAAAGTTGGAATCCAGTCATGTTTTCAGCCATGTGAAGCTGTGGACTACCCATATGGGTGTTTCCATTAACAGTTACTACAGGCGCTAAAACATCGTTTAATGATTGGAATCTAGTAGCTCCAGCAGTTGTAGTGAACTGCCTCCATCCAGCAGTAGCTCCAGCGGTTCCAGCTTCAAAGTTTGCGCTCCATTGCGGAGTTACAGGAGCTGTTCCATGCCATTGAGATCCGTTAGTGTTTGTTGCATCTAACGCGTTCTCTCTAGTCTTAGTAAGCGTAGTTCCGTTATAAGAATACACAAGGTCGTAAGCTCCGATGGTTGCTGCAGAAGAGTTAAATGTTCTAGCTCCTGGAGCAAAGTATGAAGTACTACCGTTTGGTCTAGTGCAGCTCTGCTCATGATTTTGATTACCAGAACTATGCGCTAAAGGTGCTCCAACGTTATCACGTGCACCTACAACAACAGATTGCACTCCTGAAACAACGTTGTTAGATACAGTCCAAGCGGCCACATAAGTACGCCCAAGATACCCAAAAAACCAACCGTGTGTTCCAGCGCTTCCCCATTGCATAGTGGAACTTTCTGTTCCAGCAACTGTATCTAGGATTACTTGAGAACCAGTACCAACAGTAATAGCGCCAGTTGTTTGGTTAATTTGAAAAGGAAGAACGTATAGCTCTGAAGCTGATGGGCTTAATTGACGATAGTAACTGCAGGTAGCGTATGAGTACTGGTTTCCACCATGGAACATAACACGGGAGTAGACAGGTGTGTTGATGTTTATTCGAAAAGCTGGATTTAACCCAGTAGTAGTGACTCTTTGAAAAGCAACTGTTTTGTCTTCAAATTGTGTGTAACCGTATGGGCGCAGGTAATCACTAGGCCTACTTTGAGGCCCCTCTAGACGATTGCCTAGTTTAGCAATTTCATTAAGCTTGTAGATATCGTTAGACAACTTCTACTCCTTATTAAGCAGCTGAGATAGCAGTAATGTTACCACTTGCGTTAGTAGTTACAGTATAGCTGGTAGTAACCGCAGATCCGCCAATGGTGACAACCTCCTGATAAGTGGCAATATAGCCAGAAGCGTTGTAAGTGATGTTCTGAACAGTCTTGTTGGCTGAGGCCTTGTACTTAGTCAGACGGTTTGAGGCATCATATGTGTAATCGCCAGAAACAATAGCTGTCTGAGTAATCATTGAGCGGTCTTGAGCGTCTACATAAGACTTTGTAGTAGCGTGGCCAGAACTTGTAGGGGTTGCTACCGAAGCGGTTCCAGTTACGGCTAGGGTTCCAGTGAAGGTACCGTTTCCAGCCTTGATAGCAGCATCTGTAAGACCAGCTTCTGCGAAGTTTACAGTAGTAGCGGGCTTAGTAACAGCGCCTTGGAAGAACTTAATTACAGAGTCAGTCGCATCACGAGCAACACCGTCATAGACTCTGCGAGCGCTTACGCTTGTTGAACCTGTTGCGACAGCAGATGTAACGTTTGCGTTTGTCTTAGCATATGTAAAGGTAGTTGATGTAGGAACCGAAGCAATTGAGTAGGTACCGTTGAAGGTTGCATCCACACCAGAAACAACAACTACGTCACCAACACGGTAGGTGTGGGCTGAGCTTGTTGTAAGGGTTGCTATGTTTGACGCAAGAGCCTTGTTGCTAACTGTTGCAGTAATAGCTGTTACAGCAACTGTGTGCTCTGTAACAAAGCCTAGATCTACCGCGTCTCCTTGGTTACCAGCACCTACGAACACGAATGGGTCAACAACTGCAAGGTTGCTTGTTTCTACAGTAGTTCCAGAACCACCAAAAGTGATAGTACCAACAACGTTGACATCACCTTGGATATTCATATCACCCTGAATACCAACGCCACCAACTACAGTTAAAGCACCAGTAGATGGGCTTGTAGAAGGGGTAGGAATTTCAATGTGTACGTTTACTCCAGGTGTGATTTCCATCTGGGTATCACCAGAAGCAAAGCCTCCAGCGGCAAATACGATCTTATTTTCAGACCCTTCTCCGCCAGTTGCAAACACCATGTTGCCTTTATAAGTGTCATCAATAGCATTATGGAAAATGTATCCATCGCCAGGGTCGGTAATTCCATATGTAGTGTCATCAAAGTCTGAACCAGCAATACCCATGCCCATCCAGCCATTACTATCATCACCATTATCCATGTAAACAATCATGTCTGTAGAAGATGTAGCAATTGAGTTACGGAATGCTATTTGGCCAAATGAAGCTGCGCCGCTAGTTACAGTAAATACTGCAGCAGGAGAGGTTAAATTTCCTTGAGTATTTCCGGCAAAAGCTGCTGCAGCAGGACCAATGTAGGCCTTGCCGGTATTTGTAAGTGTACCTGCGTTAGCAAAATTGCCATTTATATTCAGGTTACCGCCGATACCAACGCCGCCTGTTACTACAAGTGCGCCGCTAGCGGAGGTTGTAGAAGCAGTTGGAATAGTGATACTTACAACTTCATTAGGAGTAATTTCCATCTGAGAGGTTCCGCTAGCAAAACCTCCAGCGGCAAAAACAATCTTATTTCTAAGACCAGTTTCATCAGTTGCAAGTACTAAATTACCGTCGCCTGAAGGCTTGTAAGTTGTTCCAGCAGGAGTCACAGGGGTTGACTCGATAGTGCCTGCGGATGTAACAAATCTAAATGTAAGAGAAGATGGAACGTTTGAGACAGTTCTAATGCCGTCAAAGCCCGCTCCAACGCCTTCAACTATAATTTCATCGCCCACTGTATATCCGTGGGTAGTAGATGTGGTTAGGGTAGCTGAACCTGACGCTACAAGCTTTGTGGTAACACTAAACTGTGTTGTACGAGGAGCCGACATAAACACATAACCATCATGTGGCCCAGTAATACCAAAAGTAGCAGCATCAAAGTCATTGCTTGTAATACCTACATCGATCCAACCAGAATCATTAGTTCCATCAGCTGTGTAAACAATTAAATCTGTAGATGCGTTTGCACCGTTTGATCCATTTACTACAACTAGTTGACCGAAGTCAGTTGTAGAGGATGAGAACACTCCCATTACATCTGTAAGTTCAGCAGCGGTTTCAAATGTGAGAGCGGCTTGTCCTTGAGAGTTTCCAATGTAAGTCTTTGATAAGTAAAGTGTGCTTGCCCAGCTTGTTGCAGTTCCGTTAGTTGAGAGAACTTTATTGGTATTTCCGGTTTGACTTGGAAGACCTTGCTGACCTAAAGCAATAACCTGTAGGTTTGCATTTCCTGATGCAACACCTGAAGAAGCAGTATGTTGAGTAATAACAATGTAAGTGTTTGTTCCATCAGTAACAATATCGTTTACATAGTAAAGAGTTCCGTTAGTGTATGTTCCTCGGTAATCAATACCTTCTGTAGCAATTGTCCACTTAGTTGCGTTGGTCGGCACTACGTTCGTTGCGGCCTCAGACGCTGTGAAAGCGTATAGGTTAGGGCCGTACTTAACTAAGTCATTGTAGGAGTACTCAGTTGAGCTTGAGTATGTTCCTGCCCAGTTAAAACGAATCTTTCCCAGATCAATAATCTGAGCCATTATAATACCTCCATTAACAAGCGTCCACCAGTTCCCCAGCTGAAGATTAGAGTGTTATAACTCCAAACCCAGTTTCTGTAATCATTTGAAAGAGTTACAAATTCGTCTGGCAAACTGATTGGTTCGTCTCCAAGAATTCTATCGATAACTGCCGCACTAGTCTGCGTATTCTGCTTAACACCATAAAAAGCTTGGTCAACGATATCCTCCAGGGTTCCTGAAGGCCCATATGAGACCGTTGTAGAGGTTGCTGGCACTACTTAACTCCTTCTGTAAGGTTAAGGGTAACGTTTAAGACGTCCTCTATAGGGCAGCTGGCTTTGACAATATCCCCGGTTTGTAGAACAAACTCGGTTGCAACCTTATATAGATTTACTTCCGGATCTGATGTGTCGTTTACACGGGCATCTCCAGAAACTAGGGGTAGTACAAGATATTTATTTGTTAAAACACGAGCTGAAGTCAACAGGAAGGTAGAGGTATTTGCCGCTCTGTATACGTAAAGCTTTACAGGAAGAATGGTTCCATATGTGTTTGTTGCTAAAACTGAGTTAACTTTAGTTTTAGAAGCTGCGGTAAATAAAGTTGTTAGGGTGCTAGGTCCAATGTCAGTGACTAGAACTGTTACGCTTTTAGCAGTGCCCGTCTCCGCTACTGTACCAACTGGGTACGCATATCCTGACATCTACACTCCTACTCCAAGGTGTTTTGATTAAGTTTACCTCAGAGAAGATTTGCTGTATGGGCTATTGTTCAGGTAAATGTGGAAAAGCTTGTAGCTCTTTTATTACCGCTTCCCATGAGAAATCGCTCCGTTCAACGTAGTCTATGTCATAGTCGTTGATGGGGGCGGGGTTGAAAAGCAATGCATTAATGCCGGAGCCTGCCACCTTATTGACAAGGTCGGGGTCTGCGGTAATCACGCAGTCTACTGGACCACAGCTTTGCAGGTATTCAACCCTTCTGTAGTCAGGGTCATCTTTAGGAGACGGCAGGTTATAGTCCAGCAATTCATGGGATTTATATACGTTGTTTAGCCTCAACCACATATCTGTTTCATTGTAGTCGCTGCATAAAAGGATTACTTTTCTACGGTCTTTTAGGGCCTCCATAAGCTTAAACCCATAAGGTATAGGTCGCCTACGAGTATCTCTTAGTACCCCATCTACATGCATTAATATAGCCATAGGGCTAGTCTACTATGATTGTTCGATTCCTTGTACAAAATATCGGACACCACCAGAGCCTGCAACTACAATAACGTCTGTGTTATCCATACCAAACCGAAATGTTTCATAGCTGTTGTAGGCGGGAAGAGGTAGCTTGTGAGCAATCAAGGCTCCTGCGGACTCCGAACCACCAGAGGTTTTTAATGTTACATAGATTTCAGCATCTGTTGCGGTTGTGTTTGTAGCGATTACAGAAACTAAAAAGTTACCTGTTGCAGTGTAGGCAGTGTTTCCAGAGCCAAAAGCTGCGGAGGTTGCTTGGTCATAAATAGCTAATCTTTCTATACCTGCCACACTAAGCTCCTAACCACCATGATAATGCAAGACTTGAAGGACCTGGAGGGCCCTGTTCACCTGTTGGACCTATAGGACCGGTACCTCCGGTTGAACCTACTGGCCCTGTTGGACCAATCGGTGCTGCTCCAGCTTCAACCCAGTATCCATCATAATAGATAAAAATACTTCCTGTATTTGGATCAAACCAAGAGTCTCCTGTTGCGCCAGTTGGCGGAACAGAGTTGTAATAAGTCCAAGCACCTGTTGAACCTGTTGGACCGGTAGGGCCTGTGTTTCCAGCTGGGCCTACGATAGCTCCTGCATCGTCCCATATAGAAAGAGCAGCGTCCCAAATATAAAGGTGGCCCTCTTCATTTGTAACAATGTAAGCGTCACCAGCGTTACCAGTTAATGGTAAGTCAACTAGATTTGCTACTGTTCCAAGAAGATTGATTGATGTACCTTGTGGACCTGCTTCACCGGTGGCACCTGTTGGACCTGTAGGTCCGGTAGGTCCTGCAACCGTTGATGCTGCTCCTGTAGGCCCAGTTTCACCGGGGGCACCTGTAGCACCTGTGGCACCAGTCGCACCGGTTGCTCCGGTGTAATAAGGTTGCCAATAAGAAGTTCCTGGCGGGTATCCTGGGTTTGGCCCAGCAATTCTTATAAATAATTCACCCGGGTTACCGTAAGGACTTCCTACAGGAGTACTTACAATATCTCCTACATTGTAATCAGCTCCGTTGTCATAATTACCAACATAGTTAGGGAATGTTCCAGATACGCCGGTAGGCCCTGTAGGACCTGTGCTTCCAGTTGGACCTGTTACACCTTGAACACCGCGAGGTAAGTAGAGATTCCATTCAGCAGAGTTACCTACTGGATCATTTAATCCACCGCTTGCTTTTGCAATATATAAATTACCGTCAGATCCTGCTACAACAGCAACTCCGCTGATGTACCCATTTCCATTTATATAGTTACCTAAATAAACAAAACCAGTTCCTGTAGGACCTGTTGGTCCAGGGACACCTTGGGTACCTTGATCGCCTGTTGGACCCGTTACTCCTGTTGGCCCGGTTACTCCGGTAGCGCCAGTAGAGCCTCTCGGGCCTTGTAAACCTGTTTCACCTTGAGAACCCGTAGCACCAGTTGCGCCAGTGTTACCTGTTGCACCAGTTGGTCCGCTAGCAATAAAGACTTCCCAATAAGTACTTCCATCAAAAGGTGGATATCCCGGGCTAGTTTCACCGATTCGAATCCATAACTGACCAGTGTATGAAACCACGTCATCAATTTGGTAGCCCAACCCATTGTTATATGGGCCAACAAAATTATAAGGAGCAGGTCCAGTAGAACCGGTTGGGCCGACTTGTCCTGTTGGTCCTGTAGGTCCAGGCACTGTGCTAACTGCACCGGTAGCACCAGTTGGACCGGTAGGTCCTGCTGAACCAGTAGGGCCGGCAGGGCCTGTTGGACCAACAATTTGACCTACGTTATCCCAGCCAGTTCCATTCCAAACATACAAATCACCATTTGAATCAACGATGTATGCATCATTAATTTCCGCAGTTGCACCAAGTGCAGCAAGAGCTGAAGGATCAGCAACAGACCCTTGAAATGTTATTGATGTGCCTTGAGCACCAGTAGGGCCCGTTGCACCATTTGTTCCGTTAGTACCAGCAGCTCCAGTAGCGCCGGTAGGGCCAGTTGCACCTGTCGCACCATTTGTTCCGTTTGCACCGGCAGTTCCTGCCGCACCTGTCGCACCTGTTGCTCCAGTTGCTCCAGTTGCTCCAGGTGTTCCAGTAGCACCAGTTGCTCCTGTTGCTCCTTGAATACCTGTTGGTCCTTGTGGGCCTGTCGCTCCTGCTGGGCCTGTTCCTGCACCAATTAGCTGAACATTGACTACTGGTTCTGGGGTGATATTGATTATTTCTTCAGACATTAATCAACCGTCACTTGTTGAGTTACGAACACCTGGCCCTTTACATATGTCTTTTGGAAGTCAGGGTCTACTGTAGATGTAGCTTGTAGATCCCAAAATGCGCGAGCTGGTAAGTAAGCTGTCTGAGCCTTAGTAAGCTTCAATCGAATTTGACCTAAAGAGTTGTTTACAATCTCTACTTCAAAAGTAGCATAAAGGGCAGGCGCGTTTGGATAGGTTCTAATCTGAGCTTTAAATACTAGGTTAGTTGTGTTAACTGGGAAATCAAGAACTACTGAGTAGCTATCGCCCTGGTAAAGAATAAGATCGTATGTAGCCGCAGTTGTTGGAGCTGGAGTTCTTCCAAGCATGTCGTTCTGAATATAGACGCGCTCCGGTTTTCTTGGGTCGTCTGACTCTTGTGGCATGTAGACAGGAATAAGTTTATTAGTGCGCTTTGAAACACGGCGAAGTGTTCCGATTTCTAGTCGCCATAGACCGATATTGAGCGCAGAGCACAGCTCTTTATATTGCATTTGGCGCTGTTGAATCATGTTAGAAAGCTGATGGAAACGCTCAGAACGTGGAATGGTCACACCGTCTGGGGCGAAAATGTTTATGTCGAACGAGGCGTCTGTAGCCAAAGCCCATAGGGCCTCAATCGTTGACAAAATTACTAGAGGGTACTCCTCCACTGCTGGGATTTTAGCAAGCGTGACTTGATTGCCATACCCATCAGTCCTGTTATAGGTATGCTGCTCAACCGCAGTATTAATAAAAGTAGTTAAATCTGTATCTGTAAAGTACCGAAAATGCGATCCCTGTACTCGGATAGCAGAGTTATTAGCTGGAGCATTTACAAAGTGAATCATGCCCAAATCAGCCTCTAGGGTGTACCCAGTCGGGTTAGCAACTGGCGTTCCGTTTACAGTAACTACTAAGCTGTCTACGTCTAGAGGCTTAACTTTTACGTAATAATCTTTAGTAGAACCGTTGCCGGTCTCAGTAAACGTGAATTGCTTTGGGGCGTCGCCAAGTTCAAGGCGGGTTCTAGACAACAAATCAGCTAGTACGGCCACTTACATCTCCTAACATCGCCCCTACAATGGTAGGCGACATAAAATAAAAAGTCCGTATAAACGAAGAAGCGGGCACGAATGCCCGCTCCGCCGTATAAATTAAGACCTAGATAACTCCGGCTAAATAACCCTTTTCTTGAAGGTGTGTAGCAACAGTTTTAGTTACTGAGTACTTTTGACCTGCTTTAAAGTTGTAGTTGTTTCCAGCGCCGAGGGTCATATTTTCAATGTCCTCCATAACGCGGATAACTACTGTCTCATCCTGCTTGCCAATCTGAATTGGGTCATCCACAATAATGGTCTGACGATCAGGAACAGTTGCATCAATAACTTCTGTTTCGAGTTTAATCTGGGCTTCGGCGGTAGCCATGCTCATTCTTGTTGCGCTTTCAGCTAGTGCTTCTGCATTAGCGCTTAGCGCTTCCTCACGGGCACGTCCTGTGACGTCCGTAGGCTTTACTTTACTTGCCATCTGTATTCTCCTAATTAATGACTGTGGATTGGTAATTGGGGGCCCCGAAGGGCCCCCAACCTATTAAGTTTTTAGTTGGTTTCTGCAATAACAACAGACTGGTCAGTGATTAGACCAAGTCCGAAGATTGAGTACCAAGCAAGAGCGTGCTCACGACCGAAGTCAAGAATACCGCCATCACGAAGTTCAACTGGTAGTGAGATTGCGTGACCGAATGCGTTGTCTCCAATGAATAGAGCTGCATAGCGATCTGAACCACCGTTACCTGTCTTTGTTGCTGGAGTGATGTATCCACCACCAGCTGTAACAGTTGGGTTAGCAACAGTTGTGTCAGTTGTGTATGAAGTACCAGCGCCGCCAGCAACCTTAAGAACCTGTGTTGTTTCGATGAATACGCAGTCGTATAGACGACCGATTTCACCTAGCATGAAGTTTCCTGGAGCTGCGTACTTTGTTACTTCAATGAACTCAGGCATGTCGCGTAGGCGGCGTGACTGGTGTGGGTGAACAAACGCTACGTAGGTCTCGCCTAGGCGTGGGATGTTCTTGGTTGAGAGTGTCTCAACTGCGTCCTTGACTGTGTGAGGTGTCAAGTGGAAGTTACCGGTCATGCTTGCACGAGTTGTGCCTACAGTTCCGTAACCGTACCAATCGTTAGCAGCTGTTAGTCCTGAACGGTCTTCACCGTAGATGACTGATGTTGCTGCGTATAGTGTGTCGCGTGAAAGCTGATCTAGATAGACAGCCATGTTACGACCTAGAAGACGTGAGGCTGAAGCCATTACGTCATCAAAAGATGCGTTTAGAAGTAGTTCTGAAACTGCAAGAGCATAA